GTGTCATAATCCGACACCGAAAGCGGCCCCGAAAGGAGATGATCCCTTGACGGACGCGCGGGAAATGAACGTGCGGCTTGAGGTGCTGCGGCTCGTCCATGATGAGAGTGCGGGCCGCTGGTCATGGGAAACCTGGTATAAGGCCTGGGCTGCGGCTGAGGCGGACGCGCGGCCCAACCTCTTCTCCTCCATCGGCATCGGGACCAGGGGCGTGACCTTTACCATGTGGAGAAATCCTCGGCTCACGCTGACGCAGGCCATTCGCTGGAACGGGCAATTCTGCTTTTTGACCTCGGTCATCCCGACCGACCGGCTGTACTGCACCGTACAGGCGGCGATTGTGAACCCTGTGACCTGCCGCATGGATGTAGAACAAGGGGAGACAGGAGACCAGTTCCCGGGCGTCCTGACGGAAAAGTACCTGGGACACGAGCAGCGGGACCCCATGGCAGTGAGCACGTCCACACTGGTGTTGGTGGTCCCGAAAGAGATCACGCTGGCAGTTGGATCCCTTGTTCGCTGCGACACCAAGGTATATGAGGTCCAGATCGCCCATGAGCTGGACGAGTGGAAGAACGAATACGAAATCACGCGGGAGGCGGATGTGTAATGGCTGCGACAGTCGGTCTTGACATCACTTCCTGGGAGAACTTTTGGTCCCGCTGGGCGGAGGTGCTCGCGCAGATCCCGGATGCCAAGCAGCGGATGCTGGCGGATATCGGAGATCAACTCACGGAGTCGGTCCGACGAAAGATCGTGGAATCCGGCGTCAACGATTCCTTCGGCCGGGTGCAAAGCTGGCAGCAGCCCCGCGTCGGAACCAGGCTCGGCTACGTGGCGGTCGCGCCAACCAGAGACGGCGCCATTGCGGGGAGCTCCTCCGCTCCGGCCGGAGCGATCACCAATTATCTCGAAACCGGGCATTCGATCCGGGAGCCGTCCGGGCGCAGCCGCCGCTATCAACCGAGAATTCAGGTGCCCCGCGTTCGGGCCTACCGCTTTTATCAGGCGGAACAGCCGGACGCGGATCGAATCGGGAGAAGCGCAGCGGAAGCGTTTTTGCAGAAACTGGAGGCGAGCCTTAAGTGATAACGACCGACGATATCATGTCGTCAATTAAATCCGCTTTGTCCCAGCAGTTTCCCGGGGAACCGGTCTACGAAAACCGGACGCCGCAAAAATTCAAACGGCCATCCAACCTGGTGGAGCTGCTTGGCATCCGGCTTGGCGGAATCAAGCCGGGCGCGGTCACGCTGCTCTACACCTACCGCATTACAGATTTTACCCCGGTAGATGGATATCACAACTCTGACATGGCGCTGCTGGATACCCGAACCATGGCCGTTGTCGGATGGGTCTTTGGCGCGGGTTATCTGAAGGTCGGAGACCGGGCCTTGAAAGTCGTGAGCGTGCAGACCGAGCACAATTTTGATTTTACAGAGACGACGGCAGTTCTCTCGGTCACCTTTGACCGGAACGAGTTCGAGCCGTCTCAAACGCTGCCCCTCATGGAGCAGCTGAAGCTGAGCTATAAGGAGGCTACAGTATGAGTACGTTAAAAGCACCAAGCGTGACCATCACCTTCGCGGCAGCGGCCGTCTCTGCGGTGCAGCGCAGCACCAAGGGAACGGTGGCGCTGATTCTGCGGGACGCGGCTCTCTCGGATAAAACCTACAGCCTGACGTCTGCCAAGCAGATTCCCGCCGGTCTTGGAGCGACTAACCAGGCGGCGGTGTCCAGGGCGTTCCTTGGCTATGTCAATCCGCCCATGCGCGTCCTGCTGTATGTGATGAATTCAACGGATGTGCTCGCTGCGAACAGCGCGGCTCTCGTATGGCTGGCAACTCAGAATTTTGACTATCTTGCAGGGCCGCCCGATCTGAGCGCGGCGGAGGCTGCCGTGATCAAAGCCTGGATCACCGACCAGAGAACCAACAACCACGCTATTTATAAGGCCGTTCTTCCGAACACTTCGGCCGACAGCGAGGCGATCGTCAACTTCGCCGCGGACGGAATCGTAACGGGAGACGGGACCTTTGACACGGCGGCTTACTGCGGGAGAATCGCGGGGCTGCTGGCCGGGACTCCTATGACGATCTCCGGGACTTACGCACCGCTTCCCGAAGCGGAGGACGTGACTCGCCTGACCGGCGACGCGCGAGATACGGAGGTGGGTGCCGGAAAGCTGATCCTGATGTGGGACGGGGAAAAGGTGAAGCTTGTTCGGGCCGTGAACAGCCTGCAGACCGTGACTTCACCCAAGACGGACGACTGGAAGTACATCAAAATCATGGAGCTGATCGACATGGTCACCCATGACATCAGGAAAGCGGCAGAGGACAGCTTTATCGGAAAATATCCGAATTCCTATGACAGCAAGCTTCTCCTGGTGACCGCAATCACGGACTATCTGTCCACGCTGCAGAAATCCGGCCTGATCGAGGACGGATATCTCTGCCAGATCGATGTTGACGCCCAGGAGGCCTATCTGAAAACGCAGGGGGTTGATACCGGCAGTCTGACGGAGCAGCAGATTAAAGAGCACAATACCGGCACTCAGGTCTTTCTGGCAATCAGCCTGACGCCGATCAACGCCATTGAGGACATTTCGGTGTCCATCACCCTGTAAAGGAGGATTCGCTATGAGCAGCGCAAACAGAATTATGAACGGAACCTGGGGCCAGTTGTGGAAAAACGGGGTCCTGATTGCTGAATGCACGGCATTTCAGCTTAAACTTGCAAAAAACTTCGAGGAAAAGAACCTGTGCGGGCAGATGGCCACTGACCGGAAGCTGCTTTCCGTGAAGATCACCGGAAGTATGACGCTGGATAAGGTCTATACCCGCGGCGCAGACGACGCCGAGAACGCCATGTCCGGAGTCGACGTGCGTGAAATGCTGGTCGGGACGCTGAACGACCCGGACGCCTATGGCGCGGAGCGGATCTCCGTTTACGGCGTGAGTTACGACGAGCAGACGCTGGCGGACTGGGCTGCCGCAAAAGCCGGAAGCGCTACGATCCCCTTCCAGGCCACAAGCTTCCAGTATCTGGACAAGGTTGAGGCGTAAGCACATGAGTGAGCTGCTTGACCGCCTGCTGAGAGCAGACCTTCCTGACGTCCGAAAAAAGCTTCCGGAAAAGAAAATCACGGTGAACCGGCTCACAAAAGAGCTGAAGGCGGACGCTGTCTTTACGCTGCGCGGAATCTCCTACAACAAGGTTCAGGAGATCCAGGCGATGGACAGAAAGGAAATCGAGATCCAGGAAATTCTGGAGGGATGCGTGGACCCGAATTTCCGCGATCCGAAGATGCTGAGCCCTGAAAAAGGAATCGCGACTCCGGCGGATGCGGTAACCGCACTGCTGAATCCGGGAGAAATCAAGGCAATCGCCTTTGAGATCGACCGACTGACCGGCTATCGGCAGGAGACCATCCGGGAAGTAAAAAACGCTTAGAGGGGGGCGGGGCTGACCGCGATCCAGAGCTGGATATGATCTATTATCTATTCTGCACAAAGGGTTGGGAGCCCAACCGGTTTTATAATCTTCCGGCAGGCGAGCGCGACCTGATCGCGGCCCTGTCCTCCTATGAAATCGAACACAGACCGGGGAGGTGATCCGCTGTGAGTGACGCATCAGTCGTTTTTCGGGCGAGCGATGAGATCTCGCCGTCGATGAAGTCCATCCAGTCCAATGGCAGGGAGATGGGGCGGGACTTTGATGAGCTCAGCGGTAAAATCCAGACACTCCAGGCAAAAAACGACGCTCTGAATAAATCCTATGCTGCGCTGAGCACGCAGATGGTGGACGTAAAAAAGACCATGCGGGATGCGACCGCGGCCTATAAAGACGCCTCCACCGAGGAAAACCGGACAAACCTGGACAAAGCGAGCTATCAATACAAAACCCTGTCCGACCAGATGAGAAGCTTCAAGGACGCCTCCTCGGACACCCGGAAGGAAATCCGGTCCCTGCAGGAGGAGTCCCGCAAGCTGAATGACGGGACCAAGTCAGGGCTTTCGGACGGCTTCGGCGGTGCGCTTACCTCCGTCGCCCGGGCCGGACTCGGGCAGATGGTCGGCCAGAGCATCCAGCAGTACGCCAACTATGTGATCTCCAGCTCGCTTGACAACCAGACGGGAAATTTGGTCTCCAGCATCATGGGGGGAGCGATCAGCGGCGGCGCTATCGGAAGCATGACCGGAACCCCGCTGGGTACCGCCATCGGAACGGCGGTGGGTGGCGCGACGGGCCTTTTGCAGGGCGTGACGGCCAATGAGACCAGCAAGGATACCGCTATGCAGTCCTACGCGCAGAACCTCATCCAGTCGGCTGAAAACAGCTCGTCCAGCAGCCTGTCAACAGGATCCGCCAGCGCGGCGCAGCGCCAGCAGGACCGCCTGTCCTTCGGCACCCTGCTTGGAAGCTCGCAGGCGGCATCATCGGTCCTTGGAAGTATCCAGACGCTGGCGAACAGTACGCCGTATCTTTACAGCGACCTGACTCAGATCGCAAAAACGCTCTCCGTCTACGGCTATACCCAAAGCAACCTCATGAGCGCGCTGACTACCATCGGAGACACCGGCGCCGGACTGTCCATGAGCACGGCTGATATGGATAGCGTGGCGCAGATTCTCGGCTATATCGGGTCCAGCGACAAGCTCGACAGCATGAAGCTGAAGCAGCTTCGCCTGAAAGGCATCAACGCCAATAAAATGCTCCAGAGCTATTATGGGATCTCCTCGACGGAGCTGGATGAGCGGGTCTCCGGCGGAAAGATCTCCGGGTCTGACGCCGCCTCCATCCTCCTGAAGGAGATGCAGAGTACATTCGGCGGCATGATGCAGAAGCCGGCCGAGACCTTCACCGGCCTTTCCTCCACCGTGGAGGGGCTGCAGCAGGAGATCGACAACGCCAAGGGCGAGGGCTACAACACCGCCAGGGAGAGCAGCCTCCAGGACGAAATTGACAATCTCGGCGGAAATCTTGGAGCAAAACTCAAATCCGTCAACGGCATTATCGGCGAGGCCGAGGGTACCAAGGCCAACATCGAACAGCAGATCCTGCAGGACGTCATGGGCGGCGTGTTCAACGGCACTTCGGCCAAAGAAGTGTCCGACAAGGAAACGCTGGACAAGATCTCGGAGCTGCGCAACGACTATTTGCAGGCATCCGAAGAGTATCGCACCGGCGGAGATCAGCAGCGCATGGAAGCCGGAGCCAAGATGGACAGCATTATGAACCAGGCGCAGGCGCT